ACGAGAAGCGTGATGTCTTTACAGCTAAAACCGACAGCGGATATGTCGGTTGCGTAAAGACGGACAAGTGCATGATTATGACTAAAGAACATTATGCAAAGCCTTTAGTCGCAGCGAACGCTGCAAGGAAGTTGAATAAAACTCTAAAAGAAAATGGTCTTATACAAGAGACTGTAAAAGTTAAGACAGAAAAATTAAAAAAGACAGATAAGGCAGCAGAGTGTAAGTTAACAGGAAGATTGTATACAGATGAGCAACGTAGCGCCATGCCACTTCTCAGCTTTAGAGAAGTTTGGATTGTGACTCGTAACGACGAGTATGTTCTCGACTGTCTAAATACAAGTAAAAAATTACTTTGTTCATATACAAAAGATAAGGAAAAAGCGAAACGATTTAAAGATTACGAGGAAGCGTCCAGAATATCTAGAACATTAAAATCGGTCTGTGGACCAGGATTTGACATCAGTCGTTATTGGCTGAAAAACAGCTAAATTTAAATATATGTAAGTAAGTCTTAGGATGAATCTTCGTACGGCAGGTCAACTCTTTGGTATCGATTTAGCTGGTTTATTCAGTGACGCCGACGATGAGGGAGGCTCAAATCCTTTTTTGGATTTAATCAATTCTTATAACGGTGGTGGTATTCAAAATATCAACCTTGTAGGAAGCAATATCGGTGCCAACACTGGTGTAATTGAAGGAGGCGTCAACGTTGGGCAAGGACTTGGTGGTGTAACCCCTCCTGTTACCCCTCCTGTTACCCCTCCTGTTACCACACCTGATACTCCTGCCCCTGTTAGCGGACCTTTCCCTAACTTCGACTTTTCTGAGTACGGAAGTTCGGGTTACGGAATGAAAGACGTTTACGCACTTTTAAATCAAGGTGCCTCTGGCGCTGATATTCGTGCATTAGGTGCTAGAGCAAAAGATCAGGGACTGAATGTTGGTCGACGGGCTGAGCAATTGCTAAACACAGCTCTCTCTAAAGACTTCGAAGATAAGTTCGGTGGATTTAATTACGCTGACTACGGTCAGCCTGGCTTCGGTATGAAAGATGTTGATTATGTTCTTAAACAAGGAGGTTCGTTAGAAGATATCCGTAGACTCAGTTATGCAGCTCGAGACAAAGGTTTGAATATTGGTCCAAGGACTCAGCTGCTGTTAGAACAAGAATTTGGACAAAGGCCAAACCCAGAGCCGGTTAAAACAGAAGAAAAGGTTCAACCCTTCTCTGAATACGACTTCGCTTCTAAGGGAGGAAAAGGTTTTGGTATGGCAGACATCGATTACCTTACCAAAGCGGGAGCAAGCAAAAGACAACTTCGGGATCTCCGCGATAGAGCTGTTAAAGAAGGTCTCGAAATTGGTGGAAGAGCTGGACGACTGCTTCAAGAAGGAAGTAAAAGAAGCGGAAAAGACTTTAGCAACTTCGATTATGGCGCTTACGGCGGAAAAGGCTTTGGTATGAAGGATGTTGAAGCACTCCTTGATCAAGGCGCAACACGGAGAGACATTAAAGCAGTTGGTAAAAGAGCTATGAAAAAAGGACTAAATGTTGGAGATCGCGCGAAAGGTTTATTTAATGCTTTGCAGGCCGAAGATAATAAAAATCCAGAATTAAGTGCAGTCGCAAACGCTATAGCGGGAACGGTAGCTGGGTTAGTGCGATAAAAGAATAAATGAGCTGAAAAACAGCTAAATTAATGTATATGTGAACAAGTCTGAGGATGACTAGCACCCCTCTTCGTACCGCAGGTAGCCTTTTTGGAATTGACTTAGCTGGTTTATTCAAAGACGACGAAGATGGAGAGAATAATTCCTTCAATCTTCAGCCCTTTCTCCAGTTCACTAAGACCTCGAAAGGGCGTGGTGGTGTCTTAAGTTTCCGTCCACAGCAACAAACTGGGACAACGTCAACGCTTGGTTTCGGAGGCGGTGGCGGAAGCATTCAAAATATCAACGTTGTAGGAAGTAATGTCGGTGCAAATACTGGTGTAATTGAAGATGGGATCAACGTCGGTGGCGACGACGGAGGTACAACCGATCCCGGTCCTCAGCTGCCACAGCGTTTCAAATCTGATGCAGATATCAGGTACGGCACTGACTACATGGGGAATTTAACTGAGCAACAAGCCACTGGTAAAGCCAACCAGCTCTTAGCTCGTGCGCTTGGTACTCAATTAAACCAAGGTCTTTACAACAAACTTTTCGAACCGCTGTACAAGGATCTGCAGACCGGAAATGATTACGGTCTCGATATGGATCGTTTTTATAAGAACGTTCGTGAAGCAGGTTATGAGCCTTATGCGGGTCAAGAAGGTATTGGCCTCTTCGGAAAAGAAGGTGCAGAAGGCGGTTACGACTCTTATGCCAAATTTGTTGAGGGTAAATTTGCGAAAGACGGGCCTGCCTTCTACGACATGGCTGATGCAGGTCGTAAATTCTTAGAAGCAAAAGCTTTCTACCGCCCTGGTGGTGAAGACACTAACCTCACAAGAATCGGAAATATCCAAGAACGTTTTGACAAAGGCGAGATGAAGTTTAGTGGTTCAGGCGGTAACCCTTATGGAGGTGGATACCGTGCTGCAGACTTCAGCGGCTTTGCTGATACCCGTGCAGGTACTAAAGACTTCTATGAAAACTACTTAAAAGGAATGAAGGGTGAGGAAGATACTGGTCCGGAAACAAAACTCGCACCAACTCAGTTGGGTGATTTCGAAAATTACGATTTCGCATCCGCTGGGCAAGCAGGTTTTGGAATGGAAGATATTACGGAATTGAGTCGCGCAGGAGCAGGTACTGCACAACTCCGAGCTCTTGCTGGTAAAGCAAGAGACAAAGGATTAAATGTCGGACGACGCGCAGAAGCTCTGCTTTCACAAAGCAGGGATAAGAGTGGTACTGACTACAGCAACTTCGACTTTAGTAAGTACGGACAAGGCGGTTATGGTTTAGAAGACGTCAAAGCATTGCTTGATCAAGGCGCAACTCGCAGAGATCTTCGCGATCTTGGTCGACAAGCTCAAAGCAGAGGACTGAACGTTGGAGGAGGTGTTAGGAGGCTCTTCGGTGGTTTCGACCCCAGCATGGTCGGAGGATCTACCAGGGTCTGATTTAATTAAAAGGGTTCGAAGAGTGATAAACTTTTCGAACCCTTTTTAAATGATGTCATCTGAAGAGTACAGTCTTTTAATTTCCAGAGGCAAGACTGAAGCAAAGATAGCGGTCAAAGCATTCGACGCTGCCCACGCTCAAGCTCAAGCTCTAGACATTGCGCGGAGCCTTGAGGCCGAAAAATTTGAGTTGGGATATGGAGAAACAAAGCAAAATAAGTTAAGCGAGTTGTTTGAGAAGCTCGCTTATAACGATTTCAGTCACGAAGAGTGTTTCGACTGGAGGGGAGCAGTCGTTAATAAAGTTCCAGCTGTTTATACGCTTAACAAAAGATTTTACGTGCGTCCTCTAATACTTGGTTACCTAGATATAGGAAAAGACGCTGTAGTAAAAAATGTGTGCAAGAACCCATTGTGTGTAAACCCATACCATAACCAATATTTGAGTGAAAAAAATTCAAAACTTGGTGGCGGAGACCTCCAGATGCTTTTAGCATTCCGTAGCCAAGGCGCAAGCGTTCCGCAAATCGCCAAGGCACTCAACGTACACCGCTCAACGATTTACCGAATCCTTAAAGATGAACGTTTTTCTTCTGGGACTTAGGGTCACAGACTCTGCAATGGTCGAAGACGGCAAAGTCAACGTCATTGCTGAATCTTTGCCCTCATCAAGCAAAAAGATCTCAACCAAAGTCCAACTGATCCAAAAAGAAGACCACTACGTCGGCAAACTTCTAAAAGACCTCGACGAAAAACAAGAGGTTCTTGCCATTGGACCAACCAAAGCCACACCTGATGGTGTGATTCAGATGCAACCAATGCTGGTTGTCACCCCTGAAAACTTTAGTGACATTCTCGCCATCAATACCTTCATGGCGTGCGGTGGACTTGGTCCCAAGTCAGAAGAGAGCGAGGTCGGTGACTCAACTGTCACAAACCGATCTATTGCCTGGCAAGCTCCTGACGACAAAGAAACAAATTGGTTCAAGCTCACAGCCTGGAACCAGCACTCCAAACAACTCTCTGAGCTTCCAAACGGAACGCCCACGATCGCTGTCGGTCGGGTGAGCACGAGTGAAAAAGGTGAAAAGCAGTATCTGAACTACGCCGTAGATCAGATTCTTTACCTTCCCAAGGGCACGAAGTCCGCGCCCAAGAAAGCAGCTGACCCCGAAAAAGGTCAAGTCGCTGCAGCGGCTATCGGTTCGATTAACTTCTCTCTTTGATTAATCATGGTATTTATCGCTGGACAATTTGCGGCTGATGAGATTCTCTGCCAAGTCCCACCGCACACGCTCCGTATCGATCTTCAGCAGCGTCGCTGGAAGTCGGATACGGATCCCGATCAAGCAATCACAGATTCCAATGACAACGGAATCCCTATTTCATTTGTATTGCTCGGGTTTACTCCCTTCTATGGGAACCTTGGAATGCGAAACCGTCAAGAATTCATCAGGGTTGCGTTTATTGGTGTGGACCCTACTCATCGTCTGTTACCTAGTCGATGCGTATCAACTGCTGTTATCTCTGGTAAGAGCAGTCAAAAGAACTTCATCTCATATTTTCAAACCCTTTACAACAACCGCATCAACGTTGCGGAAGTCGTAACTCAAACAAAGTTCGTTCAAAGAAGTTTTACTCAAACTGATCCGATTACCGGCGCAGATACAGGTAAAGTTAATTACAACGTGCTTGAGTTTGTTGACCGTCCAGTTAAAGACGACGAAGAGAAAACTCTCATCAAAGATATTAACGAGTGGCTCCAAAGCGATGGAGGAGACTTGGTATCAAGTGCACTTCGTTCTCATATCTCCGGTGCGAATCTGGTTGAACTACCTCTTGGAACCGATCATGCCGAAATCAAAGCAGCTTTCGATGAAGCGAATCCTCAGTTGGAGGGATCTAAGGCGGAAGGTCTTAGCGCTCTTCCTGCTGGTGCGGGCGAACCTAAGGCAGCGCCTCCAGAACCCACGTCAGACAATTCTAAAGAACTGACAAAGGAACAGAAGGAAGCCTTGAAAGCTGCGGGTCTTTCGGTGTAACCTAGAGGCTACTCACACACACCAAACCGCCGAAGTGCTCTCGGCGGTTTTTTATTGCTTAAGCAAGTCGCTTAATGGAGGAAGCTCTACTCCAGAGTCTGCGACAGATTTTGCAAGACTTTGAAAAAGTCTTTTCTGGACAAGGTAGTTTGCGTGAAGCAGGTCTAAGATCTCTACAAAGTCCTCTGCCTTCTCGATTTTTCGTGCACGAGACATGAATCTATGATGATAAAACTCTTGTTCGATCGTCATATACTCACGTAGTTGTCGTAGTAAATCATCACTTTCCATGAGCTTTTATAAAGTACCCGACAATATTATTAATCCTATTACGGAAAAAAACCTTGTGTCTGGGAGGATTGTCCTACCTCTTGACACAGACGGACAACTAGAGGCTCAGTTAAAGTCGATGGGACATACGGACTGTATTCGAGCCAATTGTGATACCGACTACCTCGATACTTCTTGGTGGAGAAATCTCCCTGACTTCGATTGGACCGTGGCGATTACCCAGGGTGTGCGTGAGAACATTCAATGGGTTATCGAGCCGGGTTTTGAACTCGCTAATCGCGGTCTTATTATTCTTGACCGCTTAACATTTCTTGAGCCCACACGGGCAAGATCTGAGTTTTTACTGGAAAAACCTTTATCGAATCTTATCGTTTTAAATCCTCGGCCTGTATTTCGTGCTGATCAAGGTAAAACAAAAGACTCAGTAACATCTGCGTGGATGGTATACGACAAAGCGAAGTCAACAGATAGGGGGACAAATATTGATTTCGATGTAAGCTGGCAGCGACCAAAATCTTTTTTACAAAAAAATGAAAGGACGACTGCAGCTGCTTCTTACGCAGTGGATTGAAGCGCAGCAAGAAACAAATAAAAAGCTCGATACCATTGCAGCGTTGTTGGTAAGTAATCAAATTCTGCAAGAATGCGTAGATCACGCTGGTCAACCTCGTGAAGCGGATGAAACTGCAGAACTTGTTGCCGACTCTTTTTCAGCAGGTCGTTGTTTGCTGAGTGAGCTAGATCAACGTAATAGAGATTTTGAGTATCAAAAAAGTGAATTCTTTATTGACGAAAGCGACGGTGACAATAAAGATGCAGGCAACGGACTAGCGCAGTTCTAGTATTGAATAAATTGAAAAGCATGGATACACGTAAAACTATCAACGGTTTAAGGCACTACAAGTGTCCTGGAGTGCCTGATTATCTACCGTCTGTAACTTCAATTCTTAGTAGCACCCAGTCAGCTAAGACTCAGCAAAAACTGGCTCATTGGAACATTATGAACCCTGGTGTAGCTGACGCTGCAGCAGCTCGAGGAACGTGGATCCACGAGGCAACTGAAAATCATATTCGTGGTTTAAAGGTTGTGCCTCCAGAGGCATACGCTCCTTTTTGGAAAGGAGTTCCTGAGAGAATGGACGAGATTCTTGAAGGAGGTAGAGTCCTTTGGTCTGAGCGACCTTACAACCAACCAAGTTGGTCTAAATATGTTGGAGACGATGGTGTAGGAAGAATTTTTTACTACGACGAAAATACAAAACACGGATACGCAGGGTGTTGTGATTTGATTTACATGGACAACAACGCAGAAATTGTCCTAGCTGACTTCAAGACAAGCGCAGGTCCCTACAGCGCACGTTTTCCTAATAAAAAATCCAACGTCGACGAAAAAACTAAAAAGGCACTCATTTCAGGAGTGTTTAAGGTCAAGAAAACACGACTACAATTAGCTGCCTATAAACTCGCAGCAGAAGCCTGTTTAGGTATCAAAATTAGTAAAACACAGATTATCGTGTCCACGCCGATGGATGAGTACCAAACTCAAGTCTTTACCTTCGGTGAATCCGAGGTCGAGAAGGACGAGCTTGCGTGGCTCGCTTTAGTCGACAAATTCTTTAACGAGGTACGACCCAAGGCCGGTCAGTCTTAAATCTTTGTCAGATAGGTGTTAAAACCTCAGATCCAAGGCAGAATGGTGGGACATCAAATCACGTCATGCAATTCATTTGTTCCGTAAACAGCAAAGTAGTAAGTGCGCTTGATGCTGCTACGGGCAAGATTGAGGCAGGTGGTGACTTTCGATCTTTCAACAATAACTGGGAACCTGTAGAGCTAGACGCCCTTGGTATCGCAGACGAAGTAGGTCAGCGAAAGGGTTTATGCGCTTGGCACATGCTCGAAGGCAAGCGTGTCAAAGACAATACTGGCATCGTCCACGCTGGGTTGATAATTATCGACATCGATAATCAAGCCGACGGGAAAGACGCTGAAGGAAACAAAATTCAAAAACAAGAGCTCACTTGGGAGCAAGCTCAAGAACTCGATATATGTAAAAAATATCTTTCTCTTGCCTACGACTCACCTTCAACTTCAGAATCTTGGCCTCGGTTCAGGTTAGTTTTTGGCTTAGAAAAACCTATCATCGACGGTGATTTTTATCAGTGGTTTACCAGAGCAATTTCTAAAGATATTCCTGGGTCAGACATCCGCGCCACGCAAGTTCCGAACCTTTTCTACGGTTCGAAATCAGTAGAAGGGATACTAACAATTACAGATAAATTTATACCGTCAGAAAAAATTGACGAGGCGCTCAAAGTTTTTCATTCACTTCCTAAAGAAGAGAAAGGTGATCGGTTCGATGTCACCGAAGCGCTTGAAAATATAACTATTCAAGAGGACGGCATAGATTTTGAAAAGCTTCTGGCAAGGTCTGTTTCAGACATCCTTGAAGGAAAGCCGGTAGACGACAGAAGTCTTGCTGTGACAAGGGCTGTCAAAGAAATCCTCGGCTGGACCAACTGGCTTAGGGAAAACGGAATCGCGAGTCGAATCTCGCCCTTGACAGTAGCACACCGTGCGTTCTATGCTGTCTATGCGTATCCAGCGGAGGTAGACGGCAAATTTACTCGCATCGTCGAAAGCATCCGAGATGTTGAGACGATCAGACCAGCTATCGTTATGGCATCGGAGCATGACGATATTGCAGCCTGGAAACGGCTCAAATCTGTCGACATCGACACTTTCAAAGATGTAGTCCCTGACGACATCGAGGAATCAGTAAAGCAAGCGAGAGCTAAAGCTTTTGATTCTATTTTGACTTTCGATGATTTCTCTCTCGATGAAAAATCTTCGGAAAAACCTAAAACAACATCAACAAAAACAACAATGACAAACAAAGAAACTGTTGTCCCAGAGACACCTGCTCAATTAGTAAATCTGCAAAACGCAGCTGAGCAAAAAAGAGCTTTTGCAGAAAACGATGTAGCTGAAATTATTGCTACAAATCAAGGTGATAATTATTTATACGACAGTACCCACGACAACTTTTACACCTACGACGAAGACACAGGTATCTGGTACGTGCAAGACGAAATGCACGTCAAAAGACGCATCGTCAATGCTCTAGACACTTTTGTGTCGGCTGGAGTGCTGCCCAAATACGCAGCTTCAACTGTCAACAGTGTGTACGCGATGCTTCAGGCAAAGATGCTCAAGTCTCTTGACGGTGGTCGTACGAGCATCTTCAGCAAGGGTAGGAAGCACATCCCCTTCGCTAACGGAGCACTCGACAGCGATAGCTTTGAGTTTGAACCTGGCAAAAACAAAGAGCTTTATTTCCGGTCTCGTCTTCTTTACGAATGGGATCAAGATCGCAAGTGTCCAAAGTTTCTAGCTTGGATGGACGACTCTCTTCGTAAGGGTCAAGCAAAACTCATTCAAGCTTTCTCCAGAGCCCTTTTAACTGGCTACACCTCTGGCGAACGATTCTTGCACTTAGTTGGCCCAGGTGGAACTGGTAAGTCGACGATGCAGCAGCTCATGATTGCGCTTGCTGGCTTCAACAGCACCCACACCTCGAGCTTGGAGCTGATCGAACAAAACAAATTCGAAACCTACAACCTGATTGGCAAGCGTCTGTTGCTCCTCACAGACGAATCAAACTACAACAAACGGATGGACGTTCTGAAAAAACTGACGTCCGCT